GTAGATGCAGATGACCTCACTGCGGGTACGGATGGCGATGGAGCGGCTGGTGATGAGTTCATAACGTATCGCTATGGCATCGACGGAGCAGCCGATACCACAACATCTCTTGGTGACTTTCTAAGTGGCTCAATAACAAAGTCATTTGGTAGTGGGGCAGGTATCGGAGCGCGCAGACTAGCCCAAAACCTTCTCTTCACGCGCAACACTACACCTGTGGAGGAGAGAACCCCCAAGTTGCACGAGCTAGAGTTACAGGCGCATCACGTTCTATTGGACAGACTGGCATGGGAGTTCACGATAGATATACGAGCGTCCGCACGAGACTGGGCACCCTCTGTTAGCACCAACGAAAGGGCTGATGAGCTTATCATCACTGCTCTTGAGGGGGTAGCACAGTCAAACACGCTTCTAACATTCACAACTGGGAGGCAAGCACAGACTAGAGTTAAGGTTCCAAACGGACAGTCTCCCGTATGGGATCTTACGGTTGAGGATAGTAGTGCTGACGAACCAGGATGGCGTACTGGATATTGCACAATACGAGTTGAGGAGGGAATATAATGCCACACAAAGGAACTAGCGGTAAGCCATACAAGAGTACTAAGGCGCATCCTAAGCCAGAAATGGCACCATCATCCGTATCCAAACCAGTGAGAAGTAATGGGATGGTGGCACAAAAGGTTAAAGGGCCTGGGGTCTTTGAGGTTAGCCCTGGGCGTAAACAAGTTATCCCTCTGCGTAAACCAAGGAAGGCTATGAGTAAGAAATGATGAAACTAATACAGCAAGCGATTAGCTTGTACATGGCTAACAAGCCACTGCTCACAGCAGTGAGTGTTTTAATACGTGTATCCCTTAACATTACTAAAGCACATAGCGACGGCGGGATCTATATCACTGACGCTGAGTGGGGTAGAGCAACTACCGCAGCCCGCCATGCATACACTGAGGCAGCGAAGAAGGCAGGTATAGTCCCCAGTAAGACTAGAAAGGCATCATAATGATTGGTAAAGTAAGACCTCAAATATTCCTTGCCATTCTGGTACTCGGCATTCTCGCTGTCATTGGGGTTATATCCGGTATGCCAGAGATTGCCACTGGAACCATAGGCGGTATCATCGCATTAGGCATGAAGATTTTGGAGGCTGAGTAAATGTTAGTTGATTTGCAGTTTGCATGGTGGAGTTTCCAGCGTTCCCCCCTTGAGGGATACCGCAAGGCACGTGCATGGCGTGACTGGATACTGGTCAAAGTGGAATACTTACAGGCTGAATCAGGTAAGTGGAAGGCACTGTTTACGACAGCCAAATTACCATACACAGCGCTTAGAATGATGGGCGTGTCCCCCAACATGGCTATAACATTGCTCATTGGAGGCTCAGTCGCAACGACTGGAGTTGTAGCGGCTGAGATTATGGAGCCACCTTCTTTTTCTAATGGCTCAGCGGGTGTCTATACAGCTCCGAGTAATGCTCCGACCTTCACATCTGATAAATTCAACACGTTACGTCTCGACCTTGGGTCTACTCCAGTTGGAGAGATAACTATCCAAGATATTACCTTGGGAACTGCGTATGCTAACAGCTCATTGCCGTCAGGAGAGTCTAATGTAATTATCGTAGGTGGACTTCCTGCGGTGTCTGATCCTGCATTCACTGAGACATATCTAGAGGTCGGCCATCTCATCGTAGACCGGTGGCGGTGTACCACACTGACGCTAACCAACATAGAAGTACACACGCTCAACGTCATTTCTAATGCCAGCGATGGCCAGTCGATATCACCTGTTGCGGGAGTCCCAAGGGATCGTGGGATTGGTGGCGGGAATCGTGCGGATAATATGCTTACCAGTGGTGGCTACTATGACCAATTAAAAATCACAAGTGCTACGACTGGAATTAATGGACGAGTGGATGTCCTCAGGCTTTCTAACATCTGGTCTAAGGGTGGAGGGTGTGTAATTGATAGGGTCAAGGCTGGTACTATAGACATAGTGCTGAACGAAATAGGGGCGGGGGATGGCTTCGCTACTAAGGATTTCACGATTGCGACCAGCGTTGTATATAAGACAATGAACAATAACGAAAACGTAGAGGTCAGCATAAGTCCCCCAAGCTAACATTATGAATGACCAGAACTTTATTGTAAGCCAAATACTGACGAGGATTGAGGAGAAACTAGATGCTCATATCGAGGCATCTGGTGCGTTTCGTGAGTCGGTGGCTGTGATAAGGTCTCAGAAACTAGACAAGCGACTCAGTGCAATCGAATCTACCAATCAGAAGAGGATAGGGTTCGCGTCTGCACTGGGTGCGCTGTCTGGTGGTGGGGCTACTGCTATTGTTTTGAAGCTCCTTGCTATGATCTAGTCCCTATCTTGTTCTATAACCACTAATCCAATTCTTGTAGCTAGTCCACCCCATCCTTTTGCAGCACGCTGCTGCATCCCTGCATACGATTACGTCCCCCATAGTACGCTTATCATTCTTCTTAGTCCCTCCGCACATATAACACTCCATGTTAGTCCTTTCTACCTCTTTATTTGTAGCTACGTATCCAGCTTCTCGATGCGTGCTAGTACCTCAGCCGTGTCGTAACCCAGTAGTACCATCAGATCTACAAGAGAAGCAGTCAGGTCTACGCTCATAGTCTTCTGCTCTATCTTCTGTATGTACACGCCTTCCGACTTGTTCAGCAAGTCAACCGCAAGCATGATGTCCTTACGGCTAGACCTATCATCATTAACTATATCCGTGAGCTTGGACAGACGGGCTTGGAAGGATATAATAGTAGGAGCAATAGATTGTTCCCGTAACTCATCAACCCGTGTAGCTACTGATTCATTACTGGCTAGATGGCTAGCGTTAGTAGTTACGGAGTTTGCGCCAGCGTTAGGTGCAACGTCATACGATGAACGGTACGCTTCCTGTTGGGACATTCCTTCGAGAGCTATATTACGCGCAAACGATTCCTGTTTAGGTGTCAGCTTAGGCATTGGCTGCCTTGCGTTGCTTTTTCACGCTCTTAATAAATCGCTTCTCTTCCGCGGACTTCTGCCCTGCCCAGTTCTTTACGGGTAGTTTCTTGGCGTATAGGTCGTACAACTCTGGGTTGTCCTTACGTTCAAATCCGGGGGTTACCTTAATGGGTTTCATGAGTCATATACCTCCTGTATATCGACACCGTATTGAGCCTTTACGATTCGTTTCTTTAAACGGAAGACGGCAGTGACCATACTTCTTGATCCTTTAACATCCTCCACTATATGGTTTCCATCCTTGTCATTATACTCGAAGTCACTCTTATAGAACCCTAGCCTCACACCGTTACACTTCAAGTCGTACCTGACCTGTACTCTGATATCTGAAATATCTCCTGCCTGTTCCAGTAAGCTGAGTGTTTGGTATCTACGAGCCTCTGCCTTACTGTCGAACATGATACCATCCACGACTGTCTTGACGTTATGAAACTTAGAGTATGGCTTACGCATCAGACTCGTCCTTCCTATGGATCATTTCTTATATTAGTCATTAATTTTTTCAAAAATTTGTTGGTATATTCGTCCTACTAGATTAATATCCCAACCATTAGCTGCTATTTTGCACAATTGTTGATATGATTGATTGGTAAAATTAATTCTCTCGTTTTTGAAACCCATAAGACGAAAATGCTCTTCTATAGAATACTTTCTGACAAGTAAATTATTATTCTTAGGAGGGTGAACTACTCTCATTTTATTATGATGCGGTTCAAGAATAGTAACACTAATTCCATCTTTACGTATATTTTTGTTATATAAATCAACGCATGATGACTCATTAACTTTAAAGTCAAGTCCATACAATTCTTCAAGGCGTTTAATTTGTTCTTGGTTTTTAAATAATTCTTGATGTGGTTTTTTGTCAAGAAAATCTTTAAAGTACAGTTTTAATTCTTCTTTTGGAGGTTTTAAATCAAATGTTAAAGGTAAAGTTCCATTATAAGCATACATCCATAATCTTTCTCTATTTTGAGGAATACCATAATCTTTTGAGTTTAAAACTAAATTAACTACGTCATATCCAATCTGTGTCAATTTTTCAACAATAGTTGATAAGGTCTTTCCGTGCCTATTAGTCTTTAATCCTTTTACATTTTCAAGAAGTATATGTTTAGGTTTCTTTATTTCACAAATTCTGATTATGTCATAAAATAAAGTTCCTCTAATATCTTGTTCACCTTGACCTAATCCTACAGAGGAAAAAGGTTGACATGGAAACCCTCCAGTAAAAAGATCAAAGTCTGGAATGTCATTAGGATTGATTTTAGTTATGTCTCCAAAATTTTTTGTTTCAGGATGGTTTTTTTGATAAAACTCAATCGCAAACTTATCAATTTCAGAATATCCAACTGTTTCATAGGGAATTTTTGCTTTTTGCAAACCATAAGAAGCTCCACCATAACCTGCAAAACCTTCATATAATTTAAGTTTTATTTTATTTTCTGATTTTATTTTAATATTATTTTTCATAACTTGGAAATCTATTTTAATATTTTATGATTGATTTAACTATTTTGATTTATAGATCAAAATCTTAAATTACACAACGAGGTTATATTTTAGGCTGTATCCAAAGTGAGCGTAAATCATGCCATCAGATTTCTGGGAGCTACTACCACCACACCCATCCGCACAGCACTGAGGGCAGTGGTAAGTATTAGGTACAGGTAAGCTATGAGGCTCACCTTTACACCATTTACAGGATGCGTCCGAGTATGCTTCTAGTGTTTTCATTTCTCCTCCATT